GGATTATTGCCTTGAAGACCTGAAATAGTGACATATCTTTCTCTGGGTTGAACGTTCCCTGAAAAAGTGTATCGTGCCGAATCAATCCCCGTCTTTATAGCCTCATGTCCTGTTTCAGCATAACAATATATTCTATTGTTTATTCCAGTATTCCAACCTTCAATTCGAAAACCGGTACTATCAAGAGTACCAGAAGACCGATGATATGTAGTCATTGTATCATTTGCTGCTTGTAAATCATAAGCAGTATCATTCCAGAGTTTCCAAGAAGGAAAAGCATTAGCCCAAGTTGAACCATCACCTAATCCATCAACTACATCTGGATCTATATATTTAATTATACTAGCCATTATTGTTTTCCATCAAAATCATCTTTATTAGATTTTCTAGGGTTAAATTTAGGAACTCCTATTACTTTATTTCTACTAGCGAGATTTTCTTTTGTAGTTCTTCTCTTACTAAAATCAGGTGTTCCTTTTATACTTTTTAAGCTACCAAAAGAAGATGCTGTCACTCTTATATCTTCAAATGCTAACTTTCTACCACCACGTATTTCTTTTTGATATTGAGGATCAGTTAAGCCAGTAGCATAATTAAATAATTCTTCTACTTCTTCTGGCTCTATAAAATCTACAAACTGAGTTATTAATCCTCTTGTCTGTGATAATGCACTACCAGAAATAAGTAATATTTCACCATCTGGTGTTACTACAAAGAAAGCTTCAGCTAGTGTATTAGATAATCCACTAAGAACTAATTCACCAAAAGGAACATTAGTATAGAAAGATGTTTGTAATGTAGGTGCTATACCATCAAAGATTATTTCACCAGAGCCAGCATAAATTGCTTCAAATATACCAGCTACAAGTGTAGCAGCAGAACCATTTAATATTATTTGACCAGAAGCACCATAAGAAAGATTAAGTTCTCTTGCTGCTATACCACTTACAAGTATTTGTCCAGCAGGAGTCATTTCAAATTCTAGTTCTCTTTGTGCAATACCACTAACTAATAATTCACCAGTTGCTTGATAAATATAATCTTCTAATATTCTTTGTGATAAGGCAGAGCCTGAGATGAGTAATGTGCCAGCACTTGTTACGGCTATTTCTTGTAGATCAGCCCAACCAGCTGTAACGAGTGATACACTTGTGCTTGTAAAACCTTCGGTGATTATTGCGTTTCTTGGCATATGTAGTTATCTTTTCTAAGTTGCTGCGTTAACGGACGTTGTTGCGTCACTATCAAATATCATTTCACCAGCAGGAAGATAAATATATTCACCTTGCTCTCTATGAGTTCTAGCTGAGTGATATATAACTACAGAATCACCATCTGGATCATATTGATAACTTGCTTGTGGATAAATTTTAGTTCTTTGATAAACATTAGTTTCTGTACTATCTCCCAAACTATCAAGAAGTAAAAATACTGCTACAGTATCTCCTGGCATATTACTAGATGAAGCACTATAGAAATATTCTCTATTATTATTTATTAGTCTATCTCCGCCAGCAAGACTCCAAGTTTGTTGTAACATTGTATAAGCAGATGTATCGCCTACTACATAATCCCAAATAGCCTTTGATGTACTTACAGAAGAAACTTCTACACAATCTATAAATAGATTATGAGTACCAACATACCAATCCCATAAATCGTCATTATGTATAATTCTAAATTTTACTTCATTATTATTTGTTCTATCAACATGACGTTCTTCAAATTGTTGAGAATAATCAACAGAATCTTCCATATTACCATTCATAAATCCTTCTGATATTTGTTCCCATGCAACCGCATTATAATCATATACCCATAAATCTAAATAATGATCTGGATATGCATTATAAAATTGTATTCCAGTATAATAACCATAAAGATTAAAAGTTCCAGGTTTATGATTAAGACTAGGAAGATTAAAAATCATCTCTATTTCTAATCCATCAGTTTCATCTTCTGTGATTTGCCAATAAATACCATCTCGTCTATTTATTGATAAATTACTTCCAGTTTCTGTTCCATATATCATTGTTGCTGAAATAGATTGATCTGTAAAACTTGAATCTTGTATTCTTAAATCTGCTTTAGTAGCAAGATCAGCTCCAAATGATCCAATATCATTAGCATATTCAGATTTCATAGCTCTCCAAATATTATGAGGAATAGTTTCTAATGCTAATAAATGATTTTCTATTACAGTTAATGTTCCAGGTTCGGTTTCATCCCATAAATTACCATACCCTTCTAAGTAATATGTACCACCAGTACATGAAGGATAAAAACTAAGTTCTCCACCTTTCATATTTAAGTCAACATATCCATCAGTTACAAGGTCTTCAACTTGTACCCATCCAGATAATACATCTAATGATATTGATGTTCCTGCTACACCTCTCATATAAAAGACACAAAAATCACCTTCTACCACAACTTCAGTTCCAGCAAAGGTTCCACCAGCTTTAACATACAAATCACCATCAGTACGACAAGCATGTGAATTACCTTCTAAGTCTGTTACATTGTTTATATAACAACTTCTAAATTCTATTCTTACATTATCTAACCATCTCCCAGCTTCAGGTGGAACAACGGCATTTTCTATTCCAGTTACTTCACAACGTTCAAATGTCATACGATCTATTAGTTGACCATTAAGATCAACTGTACTATCATTTATAGCACCTATTCCTGTGAATGAATAACCACTAAGTTCACGATCTAATGCTATAGACCCAGTGAATATAATATTACGAATGTTTCTTAATAAGGCTATAGTCATAGCATCTGCCATGTTATCAACAGGAGCTGCTCTTGTTCCTTTAGGATAAAAAGCACCAGAAGTTCCATTTATAGTATCAATATATACACTACCATCATATTGTAAATCTACAGGTGTTGCTAATCCATCAATATCAATAATCAACCCATCTTGTTCCGTAGTATTGTTAGTAAGTTTAGCAGTTCCAGCAATATGAATCTCGCCTTGAGTTACGGTGCTGTCTAGAGTTACTTCACCAGCACCTACATATAGCTCTATAGATGTAGTTGAATCGCCTAGATTTTCTATTTGAATACCACCATTAAAGTCAATCAACTGAGCATTAGCACCACCAGCGTTCATATCAATAGTTGTGAGTGAAGGTTCTTCTGAACCATAACAACTTAAGAATGTTGCTGCAGAATCACCCATAGTTATTGTACCTTGAAGTATTGTTCGAAATGCTAATCCATTCATTCCAGTAGCATTATAAATAATACCATCTCTAATAATAACTCCTGAATCTAAAACTCCTGTTACTGTACATTCATTTATTTCACAGTTAGTTATATCAGCACTAGCTCCAATAGTTAAAGTTGTTTGCCCAGCGTTTTCTCCAACTAAAGTATAGTTAGATATATCTTCATCAGTTAATGTTAAATTTCCAAGAATACTTATTTGAGTAAAACCTCTTTCCACGGCTATAACGACAGCATCTGCTACGTTGTCAACTGGATTACTTAATGTTCCAGCTGGGAAAATTGTTCCTGTATCACCATTTGCTTGATCTATAAATACTTCACTCAAAGAAGCTTTTTGTATATTAGTTGGGTTTAATAACTCATCTATTACATTAGCGGTAGCAGTAGAGTTATCAGTTAATTTAGCTAATCCACGACAAACTATTGTTCCATTTGTTATTGTTGAATCTAATATTATTTGTCCAGAGTTTATATCTAAAGAAATATCATCATCACCATTTTTATTATAAAGTCTTATACCACCATTATAATCTCTTAAAGCAAGAGATTGTCCTGAATCACCACAATTTATAGATGGAGTAGATTCTCCAGGAATACCTGAAAATGAATTAGTTATTTCAGCCGCTGCATAACCGCCTAATGTGATTGAATCTCCTATAGTACAATGACGTATTACTCCATTAACATAGTTAAGATATTCTAGATAACAATGTTCTATTTGTGAACCACCATCTAAAATACCTGTTACTGTTGCTTCTCTAAACTCACAGTTTAATACATTAGCACTATCACCAATGGTTATTATTGTTTGTGTAGTATTAACACCAATCAATGTCATATCACTTACATCATCTCCACCACCTAATGTTAAATCACCAATAATATTTATTTGACCAAATCCTCTTGCTGCTGCTATTACTACAGCATCAGGAATATTATCTGATGGTCTTCTTAAAGTTCCTGTTGGATAAATAGAACCACTTACAGCACTTCCTGTTATATTCCCTTGATCCACTGTAACAGCAGCTCCATATTCACCAAACTCAATAGCAGCACTTGTTACTAATCCAGCTGAATTAGCTGAACGAACTGATACTTGATTAACATTTACCACATCACCAACATTACTATTAGCACTAATAAGGTTTACCGCATACTGATCGTCTTCAAAAGTTACTGTGTAGCCATTTAAAATTTCAACTGTACGTGCTAAGTCTACACCTCCTACACTTAATGGTGGGTTATGATCGTGAGTTTTTACATATGTAATTCCTTGTTCATTGTCTTCTAAATCTTTAAGTGTTAATCTAAAAGCATTTAAATCCAGTTCATAAATTGGAACTGGATTTACCTGAATCTGATTCATATCAACTTTAAATACACTTATAACCTTGGTAGGCCAATTAATCGTTATTGCCATTATGACATTACCTTTCCGAAAAACTTAAGAAGTTCCACCACTGAATACAATAGTTTGTATTGTAGCTAGTTGTTTTTTTAATAAAACAATATCATTATCTCTAGACATAATCGTATTTTGTAAACTGATTACTTTTTGTTCCAATTCTCTTACTAATTTTCTAGTTTCATTTGAATGACTTATTGTTGTATTCACATTTCTTGTTGTTACTTCTTCAAAAGCCTTTCTTAATTCTTTGTCGCCTGTTGCCATTTTTATTCATCCCTTATAAGTTGTATTGTTGTTGTAAAACCAGTAGAACTATCAACTATTCCTGATACTGGTTGACTAGTATAATAATATGGAGTTCCTTCAGCTTCTCTTACCCTTCCAGTTATTGGTTGACTAATAGGAACTGGTCTTTCATCATAAACTGATCCTGAATCACCTGTTAGTTCATTTATAAAAGCAAATGTAGAAGTAATAGTTCCTGTTGCTGGAGATATTAGAATAGCTTCATTAGTAATATATGTATAACTATCACCTGATAAAACTGATATTGAATAAGCACCGTTATATACATCTTCATTAGCACCACGTATTATTACATCATCACCTGTTGATAATCCATGTGAAACATGATAAGCCCAAACACTATCACCAGAAGTATCACCAGTAGATAATGTTACACTTTCTTGATAAGGAAAGTTTGATCCATTAGTAGGATAAATTAAAACTCTTGCTCCAATAATACTATCACCAGAAGTAATATCTTTTACTTTAATATAAGTTGTAACAGGATCTGTTACTATTGTAGTTGTAGCACTTGTTCCATTTCTTACTGTTGGTGTAATTCCACCACTTACAGTTATTGTCACTAGTCCTCCACTATTATTATATACGCTTTCTTTTCCAGTTGATCCATCTGTTCCAGCATATCCAGTATAAGTAAAGTTTGTAAATGTATAACTACCAGTTGCTTCTATATAAATAGCATGTCCTGAATCACCAGAAACAAAAGTTAAATCACTCCAAGCTCCTGTTCCTTCTCCATCAAGTAATACAGCACCAATAGGATAGGTAGAGTTTGAAATAGTATTACCTGTAAATGTAACTACGCCAGGATCTATTTGTCCAATAACATTAAATGTATTACCTGTTATTGTATGATTAAATGCGAAACTATCTCCACCAAAAATAATAGAATCACCTAAACCAGTGAATGTACTATTTGTAATAGAAAGTTCTTCTATACCATAAAGACCAAGAGTTCCATCTGAAAAGTTACAAGAAACATAAGGACCAGCAGTTGTTATAACTGCTGCATCTAAAATAAAATGGGTTGAATCACCAGTGTCAGTATCACCCATAACATGTATATAATATTTGTCATCACCAATATATCTATTCTCAAAAATTAATGAAACATTTGAATCTTCAAACCAAGAAGCTCCATTTGAATCACCAAAATTTAATGGCCCTTGTAATCCATATACACCAGTAGAATATTCTCTTATTATTCCATGAGCTTTTCCTGTTGATTTATCTCTATCTTCTGTTACTATTTCTAAAAAGTTTCCTCTATTACCTGTAGTTCCACCTGTTACTCTTAAACCATCATTTCCATATCTAATAATATCTACCCATTCATTAAAACCACCAGCAAGGGCTTTTGAATCTACTTGGAACCAAGCACCAACTTCTGTTAAACCAGTAGTAAAATCTAATCCTGTGTCACCAGATTGAATAGTATATTCAGCATCAGCTAATTTATTAAGATAACCACCACCTGTGTCTATAACAAAACAAGCAAATGTTACTTGATTATCTGAATGTTTAAATACTAATCTATCATTTCCCTGTTGCCATAATGTTACTTGATTAGTTCCATCACCAAGAAATATAGAATGAACATCATTAGCATATCCTATTTGTGTAGCAGAGTTATTTGTCCAAATATATATTAATGTCTCTACCATTGGAACTGCTGCACCTGTCCAATATATTCCTTCTGCTCCACCTGAACCAAGAGTACTGTTTGGTAATGCTATAGAACTTGATGCTTCTGCATAATCAAGAGTTTCGGCAGTACCGGCATTCCAGTTTGTATCTGCGTTTGCGTCATCTAATACTGTCCTTAAATCTGTGACTGTAACTGCCATTCTTTTACTATCCTATCGTATAAAATCATTACTACACATTGATTTGCCCATAGCACTCCTGCGTTTTGTATAGTAGGAATAGTAACAGCTAAATCTTCTTCCCTTTTATGTGCTGCTAAAGGATTATAATGTGCCGAACCAAATATGTATAAAGCATCTTTTGGATGTTCAAACTCTCTTAAATCTGTTCCACAATTTGTTATTGGATAAGCAGGATTATATGGTTCAACATAAATATGCTTTACGTCTTTATTAATTTCTAAAATCTCTTTAAGAGTTTCTTTTTCATAGAGATTTGTTTTTCTAATGTTATTTTTTATTCCAGAAACAGGCCACATATACCATTCAGTTACACCAAAGTCCCATAATGGTAAGCCCCAAAAATGATGTTCCATTATTGGGGCCATATATCCTATTTCCCAATGACCTACAACTTTTACCATTGTTATTTATTTCCTTTTTTATTCGTCCGTGGTTCTTATAACACTGATAGACTGGTTATTGTCAGCAAATGACCAAGCAGAGATAAACTCTTTAATAGGTGTTGAATCTCCATCTCTTACTACTACTACTAAGTTTCTATTTCCTGAGTATACACCAGTATAAGGAAATCTTGAATCACCAGGAAGAGTATCACCATATGTTATATAAACATTATTTCCTGAATCTCCACCTACAATATCAAAGTCTTCATTACCATCTGTTGATGAAATAATAAATGTATCACCAGCTGTCCAACTTGAATATTCAAGTCTTCTTTCAAACCCATCATTATCAAGTACTCTTATTGTTCCAGTTGCTGGAGTATCAGCAGGAATAGCTACTTCTTCACTATCACCAACTTCTATAAAAGTAGCATTTGCTGAGTTGAGATATGTTTTTAATGTAAGTTGATTTTTAAGTATAGCAGGGTTTCCCTCTACATCTGTTGCTGATCCATCCCAAGGTGCTACAAGTACTCTATCCTCTAAAGGAATAAGACCTGTAACAGTATTAGTTACATTATTTGGTGGATTCTTAACTACATTTTTTAAGTCGAATAAAGTATCATTATTTGTTAAGTCTAAGTATTCAATACCTACACCATAAGCACCAATGATAGCACTACCAGTTGAAGCTCCAATAAATGGAGTTGAAATAGTAGCACTTCTATCAACTATTGCTCCTATTGTAGCAGAATCACCACCTTGAATCAATCCTAATGCTGATGTTGCTGTTGGTGCTACACCTCTAAATAATTGGAACCAAACTGTATCGCCACTATCGGCTAATACTTGTCCCACACCAGAAGTATCACCAAATCCCCAAGTAATTGAATCACCTTCATCAAATGTTCCCCAAAGGCTTGTATATGATACTTGATGTGTTATACCTCTAAATAATTCTGCTGAAATACCATATAACTCTGTATCTCCACCATCTCTTGTAATGGCTTTAGCATATTCATATAAATCATTTATACTAAATGTTGATCTATCCCATTCACTATAAAAGTATTCATCTACAGCATCATTATTTACATCAATAGCTACATATCCTGGTGTAGTATTTGAAATACCCCATTCTTCTGCTGTATCACCTGATGTATTATTAAGGTCTGATGCATCTGAAAGAGCTAATACATTATTACCTCTTGATGAACCATTGATTAAGAACTCACTATATGTGAATCCATTTCTTCTACAAGTTCCTAAAATTCTTCTACCATCAATATCAGATCCTTCACTTGTAACTTTCAGCATGAATCTATGTGAAATACCAGCAGTAGCAGAAGGATTAACTCCTACTCCACTTTGATTCCACCAATCGTCAGATGTTACTACTCCATCTTGTATAATTTGTATTTGAACATCTGCGTTTCCGAAATTTACTATTCCATCCCATACTGTATCACCTCCACTTTGAATAATAGAACCATCAAAAAGATGTTCTGAAGATGCATCATCTATATTATAATTTCCAAGTAATGTGATAATGTTATCAGTTGAACGAGCAGATGGATTCTCGTTTGTGATATCAAGTTCGTCATCACCAGCAGCTACGGCATCATCTGCCAAGTCTTGTAACCATCTGTGAAAGTTAATAACTGTATCGTATGTAGGAGTTCCTGTTGCGTGAGTATCACCAATGTATCTAATATCTCCTGCTGCACGATCAACAGTCCAATCAGTATCGTTAAATGTATAAGCCATTTTTTATAAGTCTCCTATTTTTTATTTTCTAAATATATCTTTACTGTTAAGTATTTGTTTATGCTCTTGTGGCACTTTCAAATGCCATTTGTGTAGCTGCGGCGGCTGCTCTTGCTACTCTTATATTTATTACTCTCTTTATTGCTTGATAACTTTTATTACCAGGACTTTGTATATAAATAGGAGGCATTCTTAATGATTTTGTAATCTCTGTTATAATAGCCTTATGTACATCAGGACTGTTTTGTAAGTTAGGTGATATTTTATCAAACTCTTCTTTCGCTTGTTTCATATCCTTATTAGTTATTGCTAAATAAACATATTTTAATTCATCTGCATACTTATCTTTTGTAACAATCATTTCTTGTTTTACTTTACTTACTCTAGCATCAGTCTTTACTTCTCGTATTACTTTACTAGGATTAAATAATTCTCTAGTTCCCTTAGCTATTTTCTTCCATAACCCAACTAAGCCCTTAGCAGCTCTAATGCCACCAAGTATTAATAAAGTACCTCCAAAAGCTCCAGCTAATCCAGTAGCTCCATAACCTAATGCACTAGCTATAAAACTAGCTACGTCTTCATTAAGTTCTCTTTCTATTTGTTCTGTTTCTTTTTCTTCTAAATATTTTTCAAATTCCATATTTCCCTCTAACTTCATTTTCTTTTTAGCTGCTATTTTATCTAATTTTTTCTTTATTTCTGGAACAGTTTTAGGCCAATGTTTTACCATATCATCTTGCCATTTAGTATTAATCAAAGTTTCTGTGCCTTTATTAAAATCAAATTCATCCCAATATCTACCAGCTAAATAAATATAAAATCCATCTTCATCATTTTTATGTTTATTCTTAATTAAATCATCTAAACCTTTATTAAAATCAAAATCTTTTTCATTTTTACCAGCATAATAAATTTCTTTAGATGTCATATCTTCTAAATCTTTATTTTCCATATTTCCCTCTAACTTCATTTTCTTCTTAGGTAGCTTAGTAGCTGTATCTTTTATTTCTTTAGTAGCATCTTTAGCGCCTTCTATACTTTCTAAATATTCATCTATTTTTGTAACAACATCACGATAAACTTGAAGCTTTTCAGATTCACTTTGCGACATCCAACTACTAGCAGTTCGTCTTAAAGATGTTTTTATTAAACCTAATTCTTTTCTTGTAAACTTTATCATAAAATTTCCTTCAATATATTTTCTAACTTCAACTTCTTTTTAGGTAACTTAGTCGCTGTAGATTTTACCATTTGACTGTTTATCTTATTAAATAGTTTATCAGCAAATCCTTCAAAACCTTTTGCGTCATCACTTCTGAATGATCTTTCATCATCCAATAATTCAGTTATGTATTTTATTTCTTTTTCTGTAAGTTCTAATTTCATCTTATCCTCTTAAAAGAATTCTAAGAACAATGGTTCTTGATTCTTCATTAATCTCTCGAATAACATTTGTCTTTCATTAAAACCTTCTTGTTTTAAATCTTCTCCATTAAGTTGAAGCATCTCTGCTCCACCAGGAATACCTGATTTAAATGTAGAACGAATATTACCTAATACTATCTTTGCTTCGGCCAATGTCATTTGTCTTATCCAATAGTTATTAACTAACTCTTCTGCTGTTAAACTTCCTCTATATCTAATAGCTATATTCAAATCAGATGGTTCAGGCCATATAAATAATCTACCATTAAGTATTTCCCATTTTATTTGTGTACCAAGAATAACATTGATATCTTCTTCTGTTGTTATTGTTACATAATAATCTGTCATCATTTGAGAGAAACCAGATTTATATCTCTGGAATAAATATGATACATAAAGATTAGTAATCAAGTCAGTACGTCCAGCATAATAACTAAATGGGAATCTAGGTCTCATTATTATATCTATAATATTCTCTGCTCCACCAACAGTAGTTGGAATTTCCCATCCCTCTGTAAAACTACCACTTAATGCGGTATACATAATATTCTCTTCAAAGTTTTTTCTTCTATTATAGTTGTATATTGCATCTGCTAAACAATCTTCTAATTGTTCATCCGTTATTTCAGCAGGAATTAACGGCTCTCCTAATTTTGCTCTTATATATCTAAATAATTCACTATAATCAACTGTGCTTCCAGTAGCTATTTCTCCAATATCATCAGCAATATAACCCCACATAGTTCCTATTGCATCAAATGTATCACTAGCTGAAACAGATATTGTTGCATCAGTTCCAGTGATTGTTGTTTGTAATACTAAATGTCCTGCACCATCATCTGTTGCAGCAGCTAATCCACTAATACTATCTCCATCTATAGCTGCTTTTATTTCAGCTAAAGTTACTGCTGTTGTATCACCAGCACCATCTTTTAAATTAACTGTTTGAGATCCAGTACCAGTAGTAATAGTGAAATTATAGTTACTTGATAAATCAACTGCTGTTGTTAAATCAATAGTTCCAGTTATAATAGCTGTTTCAGCAGCACCAGTTTCTACTACTATACTTATTTCATCTATCCATATTAAAGTTTGTCCATCGGATTCAAAATAAGCTCTTACTATTAAATCAGCATCTGCATTAAATGATAAGCCAGCGAACTGAGTTTCCATTATACCAGGAGTTACTGATTGAGAATAACTACCATCTGATACTCTCCAAGCACCTGATAAATAATAATACCAAGTAGCTCCAATCTTTACTACATAATGAGTATTTGGACTTGAAGTAAGATTTAAGTCTACAACTTCACCTTCTATAAATCCTGTTCCAAAATAAATATCTACATATGGATTAGTATCATCATATTGTTGCATAGCAACAGTTTCAACTGTATATGCTCCATTGTTTTGATATTCATTATATGCTAATAATTCATCATATCTATATGTATCACCAACATTAGATTGTAAGAATAAATATGTACTATCACCTCTACTAAATCCAGTAGCTACTAATCCAAATTGTGTTCCATTTATAAATAATTGTGCTAATGATTCATTCCAATCTAATTCAAAAGCATACCAATTAAGATAATAGTTACTCCATAATCCTAAATCTTGATTTACTTGTGTATCTCCATCATTATCATACATTCTTAATATAATATGAGAAGAAGTGTCATGTATAAGAGATATTCTATTTGAATCTCCTGTTCCATTATAAAGACTTAATATTTCAGCATTTGCTACAGGAGCATTAGGTATAACTGCTGTTCCAACTGCTGTCATTAATGTAATAAGATTATTACCACTAGTAGGAGCTTCTATAGAAATACTATCTCCTAATGTATCAGAAGTTATTCTGATTGTAGAATCGCCTGTTACAGTAGCGGTTGCTCCTGTAATAGATAAGTTTATAGCATTACTAATATCTACCATCGCATCACCAGTATCTAATGCTGCATATGTATCACCAAATAATGTTCCACCAATATAAAGTTTAAAGTAATATGAATCACCAACAGGGATTGTTGGCGCTGTAGTTGCTGTGAACTCTTGATATCCACCATCATTATTAAAATTAGGTCTCATTCTAAATTTAATAGATCCTTCTGTTGTCATTGTTTCAAAGTTAGTTATATTATATCTAACATATCCACCATTAGATATTAATACGTGTTGTCCAAATACGCCAAAGTTTTCAATACTTACGGTATCGCCAGAGACAGCAGTTGTTGTTCCTATTGCATAATCAGCAGCAATCTCACTATCGAATGATGTAGCAAGTATTAAATCACTTGGATATCCAGCTAGTTCTATTCTACCAGTTGTGTCTCCGTAGAATGAACTATCATTACTATAATCTAAATAGTTAAAGCTTTCAGTAACAGCCATTATTTAACCTCTATTTGTTTTGTTAACAAGATCTCATATCTTCCAGAAGAAGATATACTTAATATACGTCCTTCAAAGATCCCTTCGTGTAGTATTTCTACTTCACAAGATCTTATTTCATCATCTTTTCTCTCTGTAATCTTTCTTGTCTTGTCAGTTTGTCTTATTGTTATTATTCTATTCATTGTTTCTGGTTTTATCTTTACTTAAAAAACAATGGACTAAAAATATAAAATGTTTTATAATAAGATATGAATGGAAAACTATACGCTTTAGGTAAAATATTTAATGACAAAAGAATGAGCGATTATAGATTAGATTATATTAGCTTTATAGAAGGACCTTCATATCATATTGCCATGATATATCTTGTTGATGGAGAAGGGCGTTATAGTTATCAAGAAAAAAATGGGCATAGATTATGTTTTTATTGGAGAAGTAGTGAGTGGTAAACTAGAGTTTATAGGAAATTTATTTAAAGCTGAAATGGAAAAAGCTCATGTTAAATATTATCGTGCTGATAGTGGGAAAATGGTGACATTAGTTTATGCTTATCCTAAAGAAAATAGTTCTGGAATGTATCATTATAGATATGATAGTGTTCATGATATATGCTTACACTCTTTTATTCATGAACACTAAATTAAAATGTTTAGGAGAAATTTGGCTTACTGATTTATTTGATAAATGTTTGTATGTTGATGAAATTTGTGTTGTAGAAACTGGAAGACATAAATCTGTACAAGTAACAGTAAAAGGATTAAAAATAAATCTCGGAGAGATATTTAATTTTGGGAAAGAAGAATGAATAAAAAACTAAAAGCATTAGGCGAAGTCTTTAAGAAAGGTAAAATGCTCGGTTCAGGAGAGTTACTTTCTGTATATTTTTATCCTGGTAATATTAAAGCATTTGTTGTAAGTGTTAAAATATATAACGAAAAATATAAAAGAGATGAACATAAATATGTTTGGGGTAGCTATGAACAAGAAATTAGAAATCTTAGGTAAAATATTTCTTAATAAGAAAATCAATGAGGCTAAAGCTGAAGTTTATGTTATATCTTATGATGTAATTAATCTGGTTATTCTATTTTGTCTTGATGAAGAAGAAACTCTTTATATAGAATGGAGATGGGGTGAAGATGAATGAGAAACTAATATTCTTAGGGTGTTTATTTAATACAGGAACAACTTCTTTTACTCCTGTAATGTTATTTCATCTTGATCCGGATATAATATTTTATACAAACTATGTATCTGATCCGTTTACTTTTCATGAAAATAATGGAAGAACGGGTGTTGCTCAGTATATTTATTATGATGAGAAAAATAAAACTGGTATTGAAGAATATAATAATGGAATAAAGAGATGGGAACCGATAATAGTAAACTAAGAGCGTTAGGAAAAGTATTTATAGATAAAGACATATTCTCAGATGATATAGATAATCATATAACAGTAGCATTTTCTCCAGCATATTGTCTTAAAAAGTTTTATATTTGGTATTATCCACGAGGGTTTAAATGGATGAGAACAAATAAGGTATTTAAGTTTCGTAATGAACAGTAAAATAAGAGCATTAGGTAAAATATTTTTAATTAATGATATGTCTATACATTTAATAGATATTGAACTTAAAGGGAAAGAAATATGGTTATGGTTTGGCTTATTTGGAATGAAACATACTAGATATAAAATGGTTTTTAATTTTAAAGAGGTAGAGGTTGCTAAAAAAGTTAAAAAATAGTATAATTAAATATACATAAAAAGGGGAAGGTGAATGGATAAAAATACCATTGCGTTCAAGGTTCAGGACGCTGTAAATTTTGGTTTTAATAACTTTGGATTAGATAAAACTAGAGTATCAAAAATCAGTAACGTAAGCGTTGATTACGTTGAACTAAATACAGAAATAGAAAGACTAATAGAACTCGTAAAGAAAGGAAGGAAGTTTGAAAACTTTCATTCCCTTTTCATTTATGGGCCTACTGGTGTTGGTAAATCAGAACTCACAAAAAAGATAGCAGAAGCACACGGCTGTATCTATCATAAACTTGAGATCCAAAAGATTCCAATAGAAGAATTTGAAGGATTTCCATATCTTGAAGATAGAGACGGAACTAAGGTTACTCGTCTCGCAAGTCCAACTGTATTGCCACCATCAGGTGATGACAGAGTTTGGCTTCTTCACTTAGATGAGTTCAATAAAGCTGATTCAGATAAAATGGCGGCTGTAATGAATTTAGTTCTTACGGGTGAGATTGGTGGTAGTGCCGATTTTAATAGCGAAACTGGTAAATCAGAAAAGTATCGTCTTCCAGAGAAGACTATTATAGTTGGTTCAGGAAACTTTAAGACTCAGGAAAATACTGAGAACCTTAATCTTGTTAATCAAATGGATATTGCTACCTCTGAACGTTTTCACAGGACAGTTCTACTTGATTATAATGCGGAGAGTTGGTTGGAGAACTTTGCTACTAAAAGATTTTCTTTTCATTTTAATGGAGACAATCATACGGTATCAAGCAGAGTATCTCCGATAATTTTATATTATGTAATGGATAAGATGCGGGAGGAAGGTAATAGATCCCCTTTTACTATTCCTATCTCGTTTCGTCCAGATGAGGGCGGTGGGGAACGAACATCCTCACCGCGCTCCTGGACACTTGTATCTGATAATATGTTATTGGATGCAGTTGTAGCTTGGGAAAAATTAAGGAATGAAGATTACGATAAATATTGTGAATATGAGGGGAAAGCAGTAGAAGTTCACGATGATATTAGCCGTGGTTTTGATATGTTCTTTCAAGATCCAAATAGTCAAATCAAGTTCCTTGAAACACAAGCGAATGAGTTTGGTTTAGAAGGATATAAGATAGTAGCTGAGATAATCTCACGTTATGCTTATTTCGCAGACAATAGAATTCTTGCAGAAGAAGTTGTATTTGAATATGAGAAAGTAAAGAATAGAGTTCTTGAAACAAAAAATAAAGCAGGAGTAATTCTTTATCTTCTAGTAAGTATGGGATATTTAGTAGATAAACTTGAGAAAGAAGGTAACGACTTAAAACGTATAGCAGCAAGTATTTCAACATTCTTTGAAGATACTGATATTTCATCTGAGGATATTTGTGCTTTCATTCACATAGTAAATAATTCTACAAATGAAGTAGCAAAAGAAGTTCATAGCTTATTGAACACATTTTCTAAGAGGTATAAAAATGCATTCGGGGACTTCTATTACACCTCTAAACGAGAAATTTAATAGGAAACTTAGACAACTAGGAAAATTGTTTTTAAGTAATAAAACAAATGACCCTTTAATATTTGAAGATGAAAAGAATATTATATATTTTAGAACTATATCATACGTTGATAGTTTTGATACATATGATATAGTTACATCAAAAAGAAGAGAAAATGAGACCAGAAAAAATAAGTAAATTAGCAATGTATACACAGATACACGAACCTCTTGTTTATCTGTTCATTATCAATACAGATTTTGTAGAAGATGATGGAACAGTATTGGGTGAATTTGGTATGGCTGGTGTTACTACAAGAAATAAACGTATTAAGTTTTTTTATAACTCAAGATTACTTGGATTAGTAACAGAAGAACTATTCTTTGTTGTTCTTCACGAAGCATATCATATCTTTAAAAAGCATTTGACAAGGTTTCCAGATTTACAACAAGAAAACATGACTATTCTTAATATAGCACAAGATGTTGTTATCAATGAAGAAATAGCGGCCCTACCTATGCACAATTCAACTACTGGCATTAAACCAAAAATATTAGATAGTGCTTGTAGAGTAGAACCAGAATATCTTGCTTTACATGAAAAACTTGGGCCGAAAGAATCTTTAACTACAAGAAGACTATATAACTATTTATATAATAAGAAGATCAATAAGAAGGATCTTCTTAAGAAGGGTAGTTTTGTAAGGATTAAAGGAACAGATAAATACGGTAAAATAACTAATACACAATCTTCTAAAGGTGAAGATTATTACGAAGTAGATGTAATGTCTAAAGATGATTTTAAAGAAGAAGTAATGGGTGGAAAAGGTGCTGGAAGTTATCACAATCAAACCTTTCATGAAGATGAACTTATTCCTGTAGTTAGAGGTAGAGATACCAGTGATAAAGGAAAGCCAGTAGATTTTGATATTGAAGTAATTGATCCTATTGATGTTCATATAAAACAAGATGAGTTGGATGATATTGAACAAGAAGTATTAGCCAAGAAAATATTTGAACAAGCAAAAGATATGGAGAAAAAGGCTGGCAAGTCTGCTGGATCAAATGAAGGTCATTTTACTAAGAGTATTGAGGATATATTCAAGTCAAAAGTAAACTGGAAGAAAGAATTAAATAAGCATTTGAATGTATTCACAGCTAATAACTGTATGACTAAAACTACAAGACCAAGTTTCATTACTTATCCTTGGAATCCTAAAAGTAGATATGGTATTTTATGTAAACATACAATATCAGAAGTTGGTAATAAACAAAAGTTTATTATTATTGGTGTTGATACTAGTGGTAGTGTATTTTATGATAAACAAGAAATGGCTACATTCTTTACTGAGGTAGATGCTTTAGCAAAATGGTTTGAGTTTACTAAAGAAGGAACTGTATTAACAGTTCAATGGGATGCTAAAATAGCAGAAGGAATAAAAATATATCGTAAGGGAGATTGGAAAACTTATGATTTAAAAGGTGGTGGTGGAACTATTCCACACGCATTATTCGAATATCTTACTGAGATATATAAGAAAAAAGGTAATCGTTATATAGTAAACGAAAATGATGTGAAGTTTATTATTGATGAACCAAAGAAACTTCCTTTCGTTATTGTATTGACTGATGGTTATTTTTATTCTCCATTCAGGAAAAAGGATCTTGGTATATATAAAGATTGTCATAAGAATGTTTTATTCTTCACAAAGCAAGACAACTATATTGGCAATGATTTAAAGAGAATTGTATATGAAGGTTGACATAAAAATATAAATGTTGTATAATAAACAAAAGAACAGGTGGTGAAAATGGCGAAGAAGAAGTTAGAATGGTTATTAGCAAGAAAGTCTACGGACGAACTTGTTAGATTACCAAGTGACGAACATCCAGAATATGATATGATCCTTAAACACATAGAAGAGGCTTATCCAAGGACTGAACATCCAGATATGGTAGGAGCATTATTTCCAGAAGGATATAAGATTGCGGCAGTTCTTTTGTTTGACGATCAAAAGGATTCAAAGAATGATAAGTGGGAATTTATTATTTATGATGTGACTAAGGATTTGGGAATAGAAGCTGGTACTATTACATTAGATAATCTTGATGCTTTTAATGAGACTGAAACTATGGAAGATAAACTTGAAATTATTAAAAGTATATCTGGTCATTATGAAGAGATCATAAAGGAATCTGTATCTATTATCAGACAATATAAAGGCAACGGAACTTCATGATATTAATCACAATATTGTTTTTTATGTATTTAGTCATAATGAATTCGCTGAAATATGTGGAGATGGTTGATGATGATAGTTATATATATGAATGGCTTTTTGGAGTATCTAGATTATCATATATTTGTAATATAGTTCCAATCATTCCAGAAATTATTACTTTACCTATTTGGTTAGTAAAAGGAATAATAATGTTATTTTTCTATTTAAAAAATAGTATTTCTGATTCTTGGAAAGATTATAAAAAAGATTTAAAATAAAAAAAGCCCCTCGCAAGAGGGGCTTTGTTATTGATATAAATCAAATTATATTCTAAGGTTGCTTATGGTAAGTTTACCATAATGCCATTGGCCACGAACTACTTTATGTAGAGCGTAACGAGAGAAGAATCCCCGAATACTATTGAAGTTATCAGGATCTGTTACCAGACCAGATACCCAGTTTACATAAGGAGCGTAAACTACACCAGCACCGTAGGTACTGTTGTTACTCTTGTATCCAAGAAGTACTTCATCGCTGTTTCTGTTAGGATCAACAAAAACTTGAAGGCCACTTGCAAGTCTACCAGCTTCGAATACATTAAATGTTCCACCAGAGATTTCTCCCTTGAAGTCAGGAAGCATATTAAATACTGCCGCGATTTGTGGAGACACTACTGCCCATGAAGCAGGTCCTTGTCTATTATAAGAAGCGATTTTCGCGCTAATTTGATAGATCTTTTGAGTCATAGCTCTATGTCTATCTAGATAGTTTCCGCTAGCATTGTTTCCAGTGTTAGGACTATCTGCTGTCCAGTCGTGAATAAATGAAAGTGATGATTGAACTTGGTCACCAATAAAACTTATGATTTCACGGTCGATTTCATAGTTCATTTCCATGCTAGCTACCTTAACCAATTCACCTTCTACGTCGATCTTGTGGTAAGCTCTCATGTCTTGCTCAGCTTCTTTTGTCCAACGAACTTTCAATTTACGTTCGGTTGTTTCAACAGTTTCACTGCCGATTGAGAATTCCATCTCTGGAATATCATTTGATGCTTCTTGGTTGTATACTAAGTATACAGTTACTTCTTCGCCACCAACCCATGCTGAACTTGCATCTGCAACATCTCTCAATAAAATGTCACCAGTAGCTACATTATAATATGTATCATATGCGCCAGACCATGTTGGTGCGCCACCGCCAGCTACTACAGGTTGCATAGTAGTTGCGAATTGTGTTCCGTCAGCATTGTTATAAACTTCAATTCTCTTAAGTGTAAATGTAGATACTCCATTAGCATCAGCTATAGTATCACCTAAAAATGCTGAGATTTGTGTTCCACAATCAATAAGAGTACTGTCACCAGTAGTCGCTATTGTAGTTGTGAAAGGTCCGATTTTTTCACTTGTATACCAAGTTGCAAAAGCGGGTGTTCCCTGTTGAATAACACCTGTGTATTCATCATCGGCTGTAATTCCACCCTTTGTATTTGTGAAATCGTATCTGATGTAATAAATAACACCAGTTCTTGCTTGAATAGGTTGTATAGAAACAAGCTTATTAGCAATAAGGGTAGGGTATACACGTCTGATAATAGGGAATAAGATTCTAGGAATCAGGTTAGTACCCGCGTCCGTAGAAACTGTTGGGGCTTCTGTAAGAACTTCTTCACCTTCGTTTAATACGTTAGTTTCAAGCCATCCCTCAGAAACTTGGTTGTTCGCCAACATTTGATCGTATGAATTCTCAAGAACCAACGATACATTATATTTTTGTTCATAATCATCAATATCTTCTGTTAGCCAATCCCATCTGTTTACAAGTCGTTGCTCTTCAGCAATTCTTGCGTCTTTACTCATATAAGGCATTCCAATTTTCCTCCGTTTGTATTTTGTCTTTTCAAAGGTTATCTTTACGCTATCCATTTTTTTGCAGTTTAATGTAAAAAAAAGTAAAAGCAGCCCAAATATGAAACTTGAGCTGCTTTATTGTTATGTGATTTTAATCTATGAGGACTATTGTCTGTTAACTCTACTTCTAATTATATCAATTACGGAGTTCGTCTTGGGAGCTGAGTTGTCGTCTTCTGCACCCTCTTCGCCCTCTTTAATGTAGGTCTCAAATTCCTCATCTGTGTCTTCCTCGGTTGCTTCTTCTTCGTCTTCATCGTCCTCCTCATCATCGTCCTCATCATCATCATCTTCATCGTCATCATCTTCATTATCATCTTCTTCATCATCATAATCGTCGTCGTCATAATCTTCGTCATCATCATCGTCATCATCTTCGTCCAAACCTTCTAGGTCTTTAATGATGTCATGAAATTGCTCAGTAACTTCGTCCGATCCGCCTTCTTTGATAAGTGAGATAAGAATGTTTTGAGTTTTTTCTGAATACGGTGCTACTAGTTCTGCAAGAGTTCTAGCGCCTTCATTGATTCGTGCTTCCTCTTGAAGTTCCTCTACTTGCTCTTTAAGAGTTTGTAGTTCATTTGCATAAGTATTACCAAGATAATCCTCATCAAGTGTAGGAGCAACAAGTTCTTTAATGCTTTCAAGTACTTGTAGTTCAGGGTTATTTTCATATACTTCTGAAAGTACTTCTGCTCTGATCACATCTTTAGACTCTTTAAGAGCTTCAAGTAGCTTTCCAGCAAACTCTTCTTTAAGTCTTTCTCTATATTCAAGATTACTTTCCTCAAGTTCTTGAACCATTTTTTCTTTCTCTTCTTCAGCTTCTTCCATAAGTGATGCTGTGACTTCATTCTTCCAAGCCTCAAGCTTTTCTCTTAATAGAGTTTCAGCTTCTGGAGTAAGATCCTCGTTGAGAATATCAACGGTGTTTTCATCTGCCATTTATTTTCCTCCAATAAATTTTTCTGTGTTTACTAATAATGTATGACACAAGGCGGGTTCCCAGAAAGGGAATGTGTGTCGTTCATAGATATCTTTCCATGTCATGAAAAAAGGGAGCTTTTCAGCTCCCTTTGTGTTATTTTTTCATAGCTCTTAGTTTAGCCATCTCATCATCGTCACTTTCACCATCTCCATCATAATCTTCACTATCACCATCATCTTTTTTCTTGTCCTTCTTTTTTCCTCCGCCCTTAAGCTCCTTAATCTCTGCCTTCAGCTTCTTAATTTGTTTTTTAAGTTTAGCTACTTCTCCGCCAGATTCTTCTTTTGAATCGCCTTCAGAGTCGTCGTCAGAACTTTTTTCGTCATCTTCATCTTCAATATCGTCAGATTCTGTATCTTTAGCATACATTTTCTTTTCGCTACCACCATCAGAAGGTTTCTTTTTCTTTCCTTCTAAGATTTCATCATCATACTCAAAACCTTCGACTTTAAAATCTTTAGTCATTTTATTTATTTGACCAATAAGTTTCTTTATTTGCTTTAACTGTTTAACACTTGCGTTAAACTTAGCTGCCGTAAGCCCTTTCTTAAAGAAAGCAAGCTGTTTTTCTTCTTTATCTGTTAGATTTCTTTCCATCTTTTTAGCTTCTAAATTTTCTACTCCAGAAGTTATTCTTTCTATACTTCCTTCAACAAGCTCTTCTTCAAATTCTTGAAAATCTTCTCTCATAGCCTTGCAGTAATAACTCTTTTTAGAGTTTCTACCATCTTTATGCATGTCATATTCTTTCTTATTCTTAAAAGACTTGCCACACATATTACAAGGGTATTCCCCATCACTCTCTTTCTTTGTCATCTCATTGATATATTCTTGCTTGCCGATCTGTCCTGTCCGTAGCAGAATATCATTTATAAATCTTTCCATCTTTTTCTCCTATAGACCGAACACATCTTCCCAAACTTTAGAGAACTTTGCTGTTGCGCCGAGAACTACATTAGATGTATGATTCTCAAGTTCTTCTCTTACATAATTTGGAAAGGATTCCTGTGAGGGATCGAAAACTATATCAATAGCTTTCATGCGGTAGCCAGGTTTTACGTTTACATATCCGGTGCCTTCCTTAACAAGTGGCCCATAATACGGCTCAACACTTCCAACGCCTCTGGTTGATACTCCAAGTCTTACATTCGCTTTCATTAACTCTCTTAATGTTCTTCCTGGTTCTGTATCTAAAGCTTCCGCTTCTCCTAATACAGCACCATCATCAGCTATATGAAGTTTAGTAATAACGTGGGATATTCCCTTTACGTTGATTTTTGGACTTGGTGGATGGTCAAGCTCACCTACTAGTCCTCTATTTGAAATAGACTCACTAATCGCATTAATACAATCTTCCATTACTGCTCTAGTGTATATTCTTTTGTTCTTATTGGGGTGATCTACTCTTGAGAAAACTCCTCTAAGTAAGAACTTTTTGTCTCCTGCTTGTTCATCTTCAAAGAGTTCATATCTTTCAATAAAACTAAAGTCTTCTAAAAACATTTGTTCCATTTTACTTACTCCCAAAAGATGCTAGTTGGTTTTTTAATTCACCCTTAACCTTACCAACCCAAGCTTTCCTTTTCTCTGTTGTTTCTGCTTTTTTAGAAGCTTTTGCAGATGCTTCTTTTTGTGCAACAGATTTTCTAGACCTAGAAATTTTTTGAGCTTCTGGTTTAGCTGCTGCTTTACCGATATTTTTATTTACTTGCTTTCTTAATCCTTTAATCCTAGAAATTTTACCTCTAAGTTCTTTTAAAGATGCCGCGATCTTATCCTTATCTCCCATTCCACCAACAAGTGCTTTTCTAATCTTACTAGCTTCGCCAGCTAACTTGTCATGTTCTTTTCTCCATTGAGAAACATCAGGGGAAAGACTTTCGCCTTTAACTGCACCAATCTTTTTATATGAACCACCATCCATAGCAACACCATTGTCTATTTTACTTACTATTTTCTTCACATAAGTATCAGACTCTTTCTCTTCATTAAGTCCATTAAGGAGAGCATCAAATTCTATATCATCAATTGTTTCTTTTACAACCATCATGTTTCTCCTTATAGTGTTAAGATAGCTACTGCTTCTTTTATTACGTCTGGTCTTGTTCCTTCTTCAAGTCCCTTTTCTACTCTTGCAATAAGAGTTTCAAGTTTCTTTTTAACATCTTCATCTTCAATCTTCTCTGCTACGCTCTTAAGTTCGCTAGCAATTTTCTTCATAGAAATGCCTTCTACTTCTGGAGCTTTCTCTTCTTTGTCATCTTTCTTATCATCCTTTTCTGCATCAACATCTACGTCCATCTCTTCATCATCTGCTTCTGAAAGATATTCTTCTCTCATTTCAGCAAGGTCAAACTTTTCAAAAAGCATATCAATTCCTTTAATAAGAAGACTCATATCTTCTCTAAGGTCTCTAGATGCTAGAATAGCTTTTCCAAATAATGTTTTTCTGTCACCAGAATCAAGATAGAAAACTTGTGGGTAATCTTCAAGTAATGATTTAAACTTCTCAGTTCCTTCTTCTACATCATCAATCAATGTTGATGCTGCTTCATTAAATGATTCTTTAAACTCTGCTTTCTTCCATAGCTCATTAGCTTTTTCTACTGCTGTTTTATTAACGATAGGTGAACTTTCTGTTTCTACAAGAGAAACATTAACTGGATTTTCCCAATCAAAAAGTTTAATATCTGTTAATGGATGAGTAGCTAATCTTGCTTCATAAAGTTTGAAAGCACTGTCTTTTCTTAGTTCATCAATGCTATCTTCATCAATAACATCTTTGACTAATGACCAATCAGTTGTTTCTGAAAAGTCTTTAGTTGCCATAGCTCCATTAATAAGCTCAGCAATATAACGTTCTTGATCCATTACATCTTCTTTGTAAGAATCTGCAAGTTCAACTGCGTTACCTTCTTCATCATCAAAGTATTCATATACTTTGTCTCTGAAATCATTCTCTTCTCTTTCAAGTCCTACTTCTTCAAAGTTCTCAATCCTAAGTTGAAGATCCTTCGCATTGAAATCATAATCAGCAATATAAAACTTGCCATCCTCATGATCCAGAAGTATTAATGAATCCTCATACATATTTACAAGAACTCCGTTAGAAGAAGAGTTTACTACTGATGCAACTACTTTTTGCATACTGTCGTTTGAGTAAAGGTTTAGATTCTCAAACTCTTTTAATGTAAATTCTGCCATTTTTATCCTCCGATATATTTGTCTACCTTTCTTTTAAAAGGTCTGACTGTTCCGTTTGCTATATCTTCAAAGGAAAGTCGTATAAAACTCCCTTCGTCCTTATAGTATTTTTGTTTAACGTCTTCTCTCAACGAGAGGTTGACGCATTTGGCGGTTAAACCATTTGTTTCTACTACTTGGATGAAATCGCCCCTTGAGAGATTCTTAAAAAATGTTGTCATTTTATTTTCTTCTTTAACAAAGACTGCTTTATCACGACGAGAAACGGCTAATGGTTTTGTAAAAACCTTACCGTCAAATGAGATATTCCTTTTGTCTTTTGGAATACTGCTGTCTGGGTAGACAGACTTAACTATTTCAAAGATCTGATCTTTCTCGAAGCGAGGGAACTTTTCTTTAAGTTCCTCCAATAATGAATTTATCGTATATACTGAACGATTATGTCTATCCACTTCACTTCCTCTTTATCTTTCCATTAGCCTAAAACTATTGTCTTAGTTCTATATTTTGTTTCGTCTTTGTCTTTATCTTTATAGGACTCATAAATCTCTACACTTGCAGATTCACCATTGTCAAATTTAATTCCACCAAACTCATTTATTATAAATTGTCTTCTTATATTATTAGTCTTTGGTATAATTTCTTTATCATCAAAAATATCTACTATGTCTTCTACTATCTGATTCCATTCGCCAACACTCTCTATAGGTTTAACCTTATTCTTCTCATTAATATGTCTAATGATCTTAAAGAAATCTTTTTGATTCTCTAAAATAAACTCTTTACCTAATAAAGTCATCATCGTACTAGCTGCCAATTCTTCTGGTGTTGTTCCAGCTGGTGGAACCGCTCCTGCCTCACCTTCTGGTGGAGCAACTCCTGCTTCTCCAGGCACTGGTTGCTCTAATCCAGGAACTTCTTCCTCTCCAGGAAGAGGACCTTCAGCACCAGTTCCAGGAACTCCTGTAGCTCCAGGTACATCTTCTCCTGGTGGTGCGTTTTGTGCTTCTATTCTTCTATATAATTCTATATCAGCAATCTCTGCATCAGATAGCTTAAGAATATTCTTAAGCATCCATTGATTACTAAAGATATTAAGTTGTTGTATTGATGCTAATAGGTTCATCTTTTGACCCATTAAATCTATCTCTGTTATTTCTTTTATATTTGAAGGAGGAGTAAGCTCAATTTCATACTCATTAAGTTGTTCTTTCTTATATCCAGCAAAGAACAATTCTAATGCTGCTAACTTATTTAACCCTTTGATTACTTGTGATTGAACACGTTCAATAAAACGTGAGAACTTGATATCTAATTGACTTAAACTTCCTCTACTTCTATCAGCTTCATCACCCATATAAGCAGGTGGAATATTCATTGTTCTTAAAATCTTATCCCTAAAGTATTTCATATCATCAATGTTATGTAATGCTTCGCCACCTTGTAATGTTTCAATCTTTGTTCCTTGTTGTCCTTCTCTTACAGGAACAAATATATCATTAGTAATAGATAACATACGAGATTTCTTATTTATATTACCATTCTCATCTATAAAAGAACTTGTTCTATATGAGTTCTTTACTTTTTCTAAGAAACGTTTTGCTTCTATTTTGTTTAAGTTACCTACATCAATATAGAATACTCTACGTTCAGGTGCTCTTGATAATCTATATACAATCATTACATCTTCTAAAAGATTTAGTCTTCTATATGTTTTTAATCCAGAATAAAGTAAACTAGCTCCATAAGGTGAGAACTGTTTATTCTCTAGTTTAAAGTGAATGATTTGCCAAGGTTGAAGTTTATAAAGAACTTCTTTACCACTTTCAACTTCATACCCATATTTTCTTGTGTCTTTATGCTCTGGTGCTGGTACTTGTGATTTATATGTATAATAAGATAATCTACCATTCTCTTCTAATCTATCTACCTTCTCTGGTTCTAAATATCTAATGAAAATAACATTCTTAGGATTCTTATAATCATTAACTACTACTTCATAAAAGTTATCACCCATCTTACAAGTTTCAAAAAGAATAGACCAAAGCTCATTATTCATATCAAGTTTATCCATAAATAATTCAGTCAATAAGTTCTTTACTTCTTCATCATCAGAGTAAATCTTTATTGCATTACCTTCTGGATTTGTTTGTGAACTATCATCAGCAACAATCTCTAATCCTCTATGAATAAACTCTGATGTATCCATCTCTCTAAAATATTCATAACGAATCTTTCTTTCTCTAGATTTATCATCTTCATGATCAAATAAACTAAATCCAACCTGACCTATTCCATCATCAGTAATATATATTTCACCTTTCTTTGGTGGATTTTCTGATTTTAAATCAGCCTTTAAATCATCTATTTGATTAAGTTTTGCTTGTATTGCTTCTGGTTGTCCAGGTTTTACTATAACTTCTTTTCCATTAATTAATGGCATCTCTTACTCCTTTCGATCCTTTTCTTTTAAGTAACTCGTTTTATCTAAATATTCCCATATCCAATCTGTATCTTCATTAGCTTCAATAAACTCAGCTAAATCATGTGTATCATAATATTTGATTTGAACCTTTTGTCCTGGTTTCATCTCATCTGTATCACCATACATATAGTTCTTATTAGTATATTTATATGGAACTTTAATCTTAGGTAATATTTGTTTATGTGATGTATTACCTGAGAATACATAAAACTTCTTTTTCTTTCCATCTATAGCATATCTTAAATATCCACTAGTAGTATTTACTAACTTAGTTATTTCAGATTGAGATGGATTAACAAACACTTCATATATATTACCTAAATCACTTTTTACTGTATCCAACCATTCCTCTTTTAACTTCTTACCAGATATTCTTTGTATTACTTTTTCCGCAGTGTTATATCTCTTATCTATGTTGCGATTAACCGCATTGCCTACTCTTTTTTTATGACTTCTCTCAATCTTACCACCTCTAGCTAAAGGGGTATCTCTTTTCCTTCTTAACCTTTCTATACGATCCATTTGACTTGTATCAATGTCATCTTTACCGTGATATTTTATCATTTTCTTTTTGAGTTTTCTAGTTTTCTTACTGTAGTATTTCATTCATAAAACTCTCTAATGTCATTTTCTTCTTAGGTAATCTAGTTGCTGTCTTTTTTATTTCTTTAGTTGCTTTTTTCACATCTTCAACATTCTTTGAAAGGATTTTATCTTCTAACTCTTGGCGAACTTTCATTTGAATTGGATTGCCTTTTATGTTATCAAGACCTACGCTTACATAAATAGTTTCATCATTGCCAATAAAATCAATATAATATTTATGCCCTTTATATTCAACTTTAAATAATGTAGAACCTCTGCCAGCTATTAATGCATCTACTACTTCTAAGCCAGAGACAGCTTTCATTTTCTTTTTAAGTTCTTTTAATGTCACTTACTAACCATCCAGTTATATTGTTCAGAGGACATTCCGTGTCTATTTTGAATTATATCCGTATCCTCTTCTTCACCAAAGAATACATCAAAGACATCATCATTTCCTCCACCTTTATCTTTACTATCATATTCTATAATATTTCCATTGTCTTGTATTAGAAAGGATTCACCCGCATCTTCTACTTTATTACGTAGATATACTGCTAATGCCATAGCAATCAAAGCATCATCATGTGCTCCACTTGCATGATCAGGCTTAGTTCCATCCCATATCCAAGTAGTCATCTCATAATGTAATCGTTTAGAATAAACTTTAAACTCATCCCATAACTCATCTACTAAGAACCAGTCTATTAGTTCATTAGTTAATAACTTACGTGTCTTACCATCAGTAATCCATCCAGTCATACGGGATATATTATTCTTTGTTTTCATTTGTTTAAATACATTAGCATATGGCTCATAATCATCATAATAAACTTCATTAAATACTGCTTCGCCAATACCATTACATTCTATTACTACAAATGCTTGATTATAATATTGTGCTATTTGTTTAATAAATCTACCAAATAACTTAGTAGAAATAAATCCTTTATATTCTGCTACTTGTTCATAAGATTCAACATCCATTACTTGAAGAGAACTTGAGTCTTTTCCTGTTCCTGTACTAACATCAGCTCCTATTATATATCTATGTTTAGGGATAGGAAATTTCCATACCCATAAATTATCTATATTATTATTACCAAGTTTATTCTTACTAATAGGTTCTTTAACATCAACATTAACTCTCTTAAGAATTTCTTCATTAAATACTGAATGCTCTCCTACTATAAAACTATGTAATACTTCTTGCTTATAAAGAACTTCTTGTAAATCATCCATTTGCTTTTTAAGCCAAGGATTATCTCTCCAACCTTCTGATGCTATTGGATCAAATAAAAATTTATATTTAGATTTTATTATCTCACTCTTATAATAACCATCTGTTATTGCTTCTAATAACTTCTCATTATATCCTTTTTGTGGACCAGGAACATACGCTGTATCTGGTACTTCCCACCAATCAATAGATATAAGTTTTGTATCATCTTCTAATCCAGACTTTGCTGATACTACTTGTTCGTGATAATAAGCTCCAGGACCGGCTACTCCATTAGGGGTAGAGATTATTATGAACTGACCACCTGTTCTACCAAGTGTTGGTTGAGCAGCAGCAACGATTCCACGAACCATTGTTTCAGATTGATAATGAGCGGCTTCATCAAGAACTAAAAGTGAAAGTGAATCTGAACGTCCAGCATTTTTTGATTGACTCTCAGAAAGAACTTTTGAACCATTTGTAAATTCTAAAACTTGTAAGTTATTTCTTTTAATAGGAGTCTTTAAAAACTCAGGCATTCTCTTCATAGTCGCATCCATTTTAGATACAAATACTTGTGCCTTAAGTTGTTTCAATGATACTACATCTATTGATTCAGCATCATGAAAGTTAGCTCTCCATAAACAATAAAGAGAAGTAACAGTAGACATTCCACATTGTCTTGTTTTTTCCACTACCATCTTCTGATAATATAATAACTCTTTTAATGCCTCTTCTTGGAAGTAATATAGTTTAAATGGTATAATACCCTTACCAGGAAAGTCTATCCATGCATATCTTTTAATAAAGTATAATGGTGAACTCTTACATAAGAACCACTCTACACCTGTATCTACTTGTTCTGTCTTACCATTATTATATGTTGTCACTATTATTTGTTCAGACATATGATCTATTGCGTCAATTAACGTTACTTTTATATCATAATCTTTGATTTTGTTCTGTATACTGTCTAGGAAGTCGCTTGTTGATTGTTTCATTGTATAGTTACCTTGCCAAAAAATAAAATATGGTTTATAATTATATATATGAATGTAACTGAAACCAATTCTAAATTATGGCTGTTGGGAAATTTTTTCCTTGATGATTGTTTTACATATGGATATGAACAGTTTTCCCTTTATGATAAAGTCATTCAGAGTATTGATATTGCGTTTGATGTGGATAATGTTAATATAAATATAACAGGTGATAGAAGACCTTGGCAATATCAACATCCTATATTTATAAAAGGTCATTTTATCGCTATGTATGGAACTGATGAACAATAAACTTTGGTTATTAGGTAAAGTATTTATACATCATGGATATCAAGTATCTATCTTTGATCCTAATAAAAGAAAACTCTTTCCTGAAGATAGTTTAGGGGAAATGATTTTAAAGTTTTTACCTGATCTCTATACTCTTGAAATATGGTCTACTTCTGATGAAAGCCTATTTGATTTTGATAATGGAGATAATTCTTTAATAGCTTGTATTAATTCAGAAAATGGGTCTGATAATGGTAATGGAAGAAGTGGAGTTTATTCTTTTAAAAATGATTCTATTGTCTTTAATCTGATCCGTCATCTCTCAGATCAGCGGCAAGTCGGATATCATTAACATCAAAGCCAGCTTTTTTAGCAGGAGTAGCACCTAAAAATATACCTACGTTACCACCACGTTCTTCTGCCCGAGCTTTAACTTTAAGTAGTTCTATTATATTCTTACTTGCTTCTATTTTAAGTTCTAATGATTTAGTTAATGCTTCTTTAGATGCTGTGGTATGATCTTGATTCATAGCTAAACTAGCATAGAAGAGATCAAAGATTTGATCAGCTTTCTCTCTATCACCTTGAACCATATCAACTAGTTCTTTAGATATTTCATCTTGATCTGTTACATCAAGAGCTTTATTTTCTTCTGGAACTAAATCACTAGAAGAAACAGTATTATCTATTTCTTCTAGTTCTATTTCACTAATGGCTTTGTCTATATCACTCATTTCTTTTTAACCTTTTGGTAAATTACTTCAACCGAATACCGAACGGTGGATCTATTTCGATTAACCAGCTTTCGTCGTACTCTACAATAAAAGGGACAGGGGCACCACCTACTGAGGACCAAAGCATGTTACTATAAACATCTCCTCTCATTGGATTAGCCCAAACAGCACGAACACCAATGTCTACAGTTGGTGATAAAGCCAAACTAACATCTACATTATCAAATGTCAGAGTATCAGTAGTACCAATCAGAATAAATGAAGAAATATTCTCTGGATTAGCTATTACTGTAAGTGTAGCTCCTACGTATATCTCATACGATACCTCTGCTGCTGGAATTACCGCTGACTGAACATTAGCGGGAGCATCCCATTCTACGTTTACTGTCCCATCTGGATTTGGGAAAGTACGTACCTGCGCGAAAGCCATTACTGACATAAAAACCATCGCCAAAATCAAAATCAGTTTTTTCATCTTATTTACTCCTTTTATCTTATTCCTTCAAATATCTCGGTATTGTATTGACTTAATTCATTAACAAAACCGCGTATTTGATTGTTTTTTATTCCATAAGAACGACCCCAAGTATATAAATCACTTTTACTAATAAACTTCTTAGTCTTTCTCAAGTAATCTATAATCAATGAAGCTATTCTATTATACTCGTCCCTCTTCTTCCCTAAATAATTCTCATCTATGATCCCGAACAACGTATCTTCTAAGTTGTCAAAGAATAGATCGTAATTAATTTCTTGCCTATTTTCCAATGTAGTATTATAATCCTCTATGTTTTGATGGTTTCTATGTTTCTTCTTTCTATCAGTATAGTTTAATAAACTAATTTTAGCAATGATACTAAAGTAATTAAATGTTGTTCCCTTCTCGGGATTAAACTTCATAAAATTTGTATAGCACGCATGAATTCCGTGTTGCATTAAATCATCATAATCTTCAAAGATATAATATCTATATACTATTATGATAGCATTAACTATCTTCTTTATTTCTTTAAGAAGTTTCCGTTCTAGTTTCCTGTCTGTTATTAATACGTGTTTTATATCATCAGGATGACACGTAGTAACACCTTGATACTCAAAAAGCATTGTTTGAAATTCTTGTTCGTTAAAGTAGTTTTTTGTTTTTTTAAGTTCTGTTTCTGCCATTAGTTCCCAAATAAAGAGTTTCTATAATAAACCAGTTGTTTATTAAATTGTTCTATATCAAATTCACCAGGAATAATATTATTATCCTTTTTCATTGAGATAGACATTGCTGTACTGCCGCTTTGTTTATTTACTCTAAGGCCAACTGAGTCAGCTTTTTCTTTTCCATAATCAATGTCTACGAAAATCTTATCACCTTCATTCACTATAGTATCTAAAGGCTTAGCTCCAACACCAGCTACTGATAATATGATTTCTTCAACTAACTCATTTATAATAGGTTTTCCACCTTCATTATTATCACTAAGATAGTCCACTAAGTCTTCTAATGTTTGAATATTATCTGCTTCATCTGCTGGAACCACCATTTCACCAGCAGCAGAAGTTTTTAATATCTCTTCATTTAAAGTAATGTCCATGTCTATATAAGATTCAGTAGGAGATATAGTAGCACCGGCAGCTCCAGTAGTTGCTACATCTGTAGTATCGCCTTCTGGCTCCTCTTCTTCTTCTGGTTCTGCTCTTCTTTCAGGAAAACCTTGTATTAAGATATCAGTCTTATAAAATGCTTTAAGACTTTTTTTATTCTTATCCTTATTAGTTTCTGGTTCCTCAGAAAGAATCCCATCTATTATATCAGTAATCTTCATTTTAACCCTCTTCAAGTATAGTTTCAGCTATGTCTGTTATATTATTTATAAAAAGGATTAAGTTTTTCAAGTCAGGGAAAATAAACCCTGTCTTACCAGGATCTCCTACTTCATAAACTTCAACATAACCGTCTTCGGCAAAGAATAGTTCATAATCCTTTCCCTTAATGGAGAATGTGTGTGTTCCATCTTTTACTTTGCTTACCATATTAAAAACCCTTACAGATGTAAATTGGCAAGAAAGAACTCCTTACCTCTATCTTTACATATATAAGGGTTGAGAAATGTACATAAATGTAGTTTAATCAATTAATGGTTTTTTAAATTGAAAAGTTGTTGAATTAAAGCGTTGACCTATATCACCGTCATATACGCTATATGAATATAATGCTATACATCCAGCATCTTCGTCCATTTTAAAAATATGATACGGATATTCATCCAAATATTTACATAAAAAAATCTTTCCTAACGCTGTTAGTTTAGTCATAAGTTTAATCAATTAAGTCAGAAAAATCGTCCCATCCTTGATTTACACATAATAAAATCAAATATCCAATGATATCTGCTATATCATTTTTCCTCAATTCATCAGCATTCTGTACTCTTTTAAGTTTATCATCTAATCTAACTAACAGATTATCTAATGCTTGTGCATCTATTGTTTTTTCTATCTCTGTCAATTTAATCCTTTAAGTATCTATTGATTGAATCTTGAGGTTGAAATGTATTACCGTCAATTCTAATATTAAGTTGTTCTAATATGATTTTAACGTCTTCTATTACTTGAACCTTATTCCAATCTATTTTTTTCCAATCAGGATTAAGTGCTGATGTTGCTGTTGATGTTGTTTGCTTTGGTGCTGGTTTAGGTTGTCTAATCGGATCTACTATTTTTTGTAATAGTGCATCTTCTTGTGCTTCCCTTGCTTTAATCGCTGCTTGTTTCTTAATCTCATCTATTTCTGCTTTAGGTTTTTTATTAGCATCAGTAGGTCCTGCTATTTTGTCGCTTGTTGTCATTTATACCACTCCTTTAATTTATTTTCTAAAAACTTTTGTGTATTAGGATGAAATAACAAATGATCCTTTTGTATCTCATACCATTGTCTGGGATTTGTCTTGGCATTCTGCGATTTACCAGCGCCTTCCCAATCACATATCATTTCTAATATATCTTTCTTTTTCATTTCATGAACGGAAATACCACCTACATCTTTATCCTTTGCTATACAATGATGTTGCCAGTGGTGTGAATTATTTCTTACGTGATGAAACCATGCCTTCTCAAAATCTGGATTGCCAGTATCATGAGGTTTATAATATCCATTCTCATCCCTTATTGGTTTATTATCACTAAAAAAAAATTTGGCGTAAGGGATAAATTCTTCCTTAAGATTTAACTTACTTAAGTCATGAATTATTCCGCGCCAAATTAATCCGTGTTTCCAACAAGAGAGCATTACATAAAATCTGTGTCTAAATAAATATTTACTATAGTTAAAGTAATGTTTTACTTGAACCACTTCTTCCTTTTAGGTAGATAAATATGGTTCTTCAAAGCTTTTTTATCTTCTATTCTTCTATATATAGCACCAACTGGCATTAATATAAAACCTAGGAATAACATAATAAATGCATTCCCCCAATCAATTTTATCATCTGTCGCAAATGACATTACAATAAAAGAGGAAAAGATAAAAAGATTAAACAATCCTGCTAATATTAATAAAATAACAATCACTTTAATCAACTCCTTTTACATCATCTAATGTAACTTTCTTTTTTATCTCTTCTATATATGCGTAGTCACAGTCTATAGCACCTTTTAAATCATGAGCCATAAATAAATCTAATCTATGACCTATTCCTGTTAAAGCGTTTTCTTCATCACCATCTGTAAAATAAAATTCTTCTTCTTTAGTTAGTTCTATTTCACCATATTCAAACTGAATTACTGGTATCTTATATTTTACTTTCATTCTGGCCACCTTCCTATTCTACCTATTGGTTCTCCTGTATCAAAAGAACTCTTATACATTAAACCTGTTGTCAGATCTAAATATTTAGACATTATTTCTGGCTCATACAAACTTAACTTTAAGTATTCCTTACCTTTAAGATAAGGAAAGAAGTTTGCTCCAAAAGCAATATCTGAAATATCATATTCATTATCAACTAATTCTTTAATTTTGTCAAAGAAATATTCGTGTTCAAATGTTTGACCTTTCGCTCTACCTTGATTCATCATAGGAAGAACTACAAAGTATTTAATATATCCTTTCCAATCATGATAAATATCCATAAAATCATCTACTGATTCTTTATCACTAATAAGATTATGGAAGTTAGTAAAAATATCTTCTTGAATAAAAGTTCCAGCACAAGATTGCCAATGTCCTTTAAGATGTTTATGACAAGTAATAGCTACTCCCTCACAATATTCTTTAGTGGCTTTTACAATGTCGTCTGTTTCTTTTGGATTTGAAATAAACATTCCATTAGTAGTATAGTTAGGAGCAATACCAAAATCTCTAGTCAGCTTTAATATGTCAAGAAACTGAGGATGCATAGTTGGTTCTCCACCGCCATAAGCAATTTGAAATGGTCTTTCATTTTCACTCATTGGCTCAAAGAATGTTTTAAGTTTCTCTATAGCATCTATCTCATTATTAGCTCCACCAGAGTTCTGATAACAATAAGAACATTTTCCATAACAATTATCTGTGAGTTTAATGTCATAAAACTCTGGATAATCTAAATCTTCAATCGGCTTATCTGTATCTAAAGCAATACGCATAGTCTTACCATTGAAATAAATACTCTTATAATTCTTCTCTTTAAAGCACCTTGTCTTTATCATCCTTCCCCTTCCTTTTCCTCTTCCTTGCTAATCTTTTTATTTCTTTCTTTTCTTTTTTTGTTAAGAACGTCATTCTAGAAACTTCTTTTCTCATTCTTTCAACATCTGCTTCTGTTATGTAACCAATATGCCCAGGTAAATAACTTAAAACTAATTTACGAACAAATTCATCCATTTCTTTTTCATGCTCTTCTTTAGTTGGTGGTCTTTTCATCCTAAATGGAATCTTTCTGCATTAAATGCTGATTCTATTAAATCATATAACTCAAATGGAATGGAGTTGTCTCCATTAGATTCTATAATAATCTTACCTATATATTTTTTCTCTCTCATATTTTTCTCGATGATTTTATTTTCTTCTATTTTTACTTTTTTATTCCATTCATCCCAATCATTATTCCCTCTACCATAAGGACTATTTGATGGATAATCATTTTCCCACCATACCATTTTACTTAAATAAGTTCTTACATCCTCATCAGAGTTTAGTTGATAAACATTACCGAAGCAATAGTTGAAAGAATAGTTATTTCCACTACCTCTATTATAAGCATTGAGAAACTCTACTAATAGTTCTTCTACAAAATCTAAACTCTTCTTAGTATCACAAACAAACAGCTCGGATGAACTGTTTGTGATTACATCAATAAGAGAATGCTCTGTTATTTCTAATATCATCTTACTATCCTTTAACCATCCATATAAGCTTCTACGCTAAATAAAGTCTTTATTTTACTCCATATATCCATAGAAGTTTTATCATCTTCATTCTTTGGTTTTACTACCAACCAAGTGTCATATTCAACTTCATCATAATTTGTTGAGAAGTCTTTCCATCTTCCAGTTTCTTTTACATAAGGCAAAAGAACGCCGTTCTCAAAATTTGTTTGTTCTTTTCTATCTGTAATAGCATCATACTCATCCATTAAGACTTTTTCTTTCTCATCTTTTGGATCATCACAAGCACCATCAATAAATCTTTCCATAAGATAATCCCAATCCATATCAACTTCAACTGAATACAAATCTTCTGCCTTTTTATCTGATTCTGCTACTCGTAATATTTCATTGATAATATCAAACATCCCTTTTACAGCACCACCATTCATAGTGATAAAAACTGTAGTTGAACTATTTGTTATCACATCTATTAGTGAATGAACTTTTACTTTTAATTCCATTATACTCTCCTTAATTACTTGTTTCTACTATCTCAAATAAACAAGTTATTTTATTCCAAATATCTATAGTAGATTGGTCGTTATTCTTTGCCGTTATTTTAAGAAAAGTTTCTCTAGGAATATCATCATAATCATGAGTGAACTCTTTCCATCTACCAGTTTCTTTTAGATATGGAGTTACAATAGCTTGTTCATACTCATTTCTTTTATTCCAATCTTTAATAGCTTCGGCATTCTCTATTAAAACCCTTTCAGTTTCATTATAACAATCATTCTCTCTCTTTTTTGAATAATCAGAATAATGATAATATTCCATAAAACCTTCTGTAAGTTTATCCCAATCCCTTTCTACTTCAATATCAAAAATATCTTCTGCCTTCTTATCAGATTTAGCTACTCGTAATATTTCATCAATGACTTCAAACATTCCTTTTACTGCGAAACTATTCATTACAAGAAACATTTCTGTAGAACTATTTGTGATTACATCAATGAACGAATGAATCTTTACTAACATTTCCATATTCTTCTCCTAATAATAATCTACACATTCTATTGTAAATAAAGCTTCCATACTCTTAGTCATTTTCTTAACTAGTTCTGGATCAGTCTTAAAAATTTCTGGAACTTCTTCACCTTCATAATCTTCTGGACAGTTAAGATAATCTTCAATCCTAGAGCCAACGGTTATCCCTCCACCATCACTTGATACATGTATTTCAAATATATCCCTAATGTCTATATCAGTATTAGCAATATAAGTAAGGCTATTTATAATCTCTTGTAAATTTTCCTTAATCTTTTCTTTGCTTGCCGAATAAATCTCTGTAGAACTGTTTGTTATTACATCAACAAACGAATGAATTTTAAACTCCATCTTTTCCTCCTATATTTTGTGTTCAACCAACTCACCAACTGAACGGTCTTCATTTATACTTATTATAACATCACCTAATAAATCGGCAATGCTTGTTAATTCAAAACAATCAGGCAAAGATTCGTGCTGGATCGAATCAGTGCCATAAATTTTTCGGAAAGGGGAGTTTATAATTTTCTCGACTGCATTCCCTGACAATATTAAGTGTGTCGCAAGGCAATCTACATTAAGTGCGCCGTGCTTTTCTAGTTCACTTGCTACTTCGGTTATGCTTCCAGCAGTGTCTATCATATCATCTATTACTAGACAATTTCTTCCTTCTACTTCTCCTACAAAATGCATCATTTCAGCTCTGTTCTTTGCATATCTACGCTTATCCCCAAAAGCTATCTCCGATCCAAGTATATTAGCATAGTATCTAGCTTTAGCCATACCACCAATATCAGGAGATACAATTACATAATTGTTTTTCTTATGCAATTTAAATAAGTCATCTATAAATATTTTTGCTGTGCTTATATTATCACAGCGAATGTCAAAAGCAGCGGTGCTTTGAGGACTGTGCAGTGAAACTGTCACAACCCTGTCAGCCTTCGCCGCTTTAAACAAATCAGCCATAAGTTTGACTGTAATAGGCGTTCTCGGTTTAGATTTCCTATCCTGCCGTGAGCCGTATAGGTAGGGGGCTACCAAGGTTATTCTACGTGCAGACGCTTCCCAAGCGGTGTGAGCCATTATTAACAACTCCATTGCATCCTTGTTAGGATCACCGTTGAAAGTTTGGACTATAAAAACATCTTTGCCACGAATCGAATCTAAGTAACGAACATAAATTTCTTTATTAGAAAAATCATATATTTCGCTTCTTATTAATTGACAATCGTTATAAGATTTAATATGATTATAAATACCATCAGTTAATCCATAGTGAGAACGCCCTGCAATCAAAGCTATTTCTGACACTATCTACCTCTTCTATTTTTTTCTTTTTCTCTCTCTTCTCTAAGAGCATTCTCTGCTCTTCTTTTATTCCTCATTTTAGTTTGATGTCTTTTAGTTGACGGCTTCATAAAATATTGCCTATCCCTGAATTCCTTTAGAATACCAGAATCATCTACCTCTTTCTTGAATCTCTTTAAGAGACCATCAAAGGATTCACCTTCACGAAGTTTTACCATTGTTGCCTTCCTTTTTTTCTGTATATTTTATTATAACTTTTATTTACATTTCTGTCAAGCATCACCATAGAAAAAAGAGGCACAAATCGTTTTTAATACAAAAAAAGTCCCGACTTATTTGCTACAAGCAGAGCCGGAAGGTGCCTCTTTTAAAAGGGATTAAGGTTCCCAGTTGACCTATAATATATTTATGCGTTATCTAATTTAATAACAAACTTTCCTTTATTCTCAATCACTATTATTTTTGTTCCATCTAATAGGCTTACCTTAAAAGAAGTATAGTAATAAAAATCTTTTATTTCTGAGGCTGTTACTATTTTACCTGTAAATGGATCTTGAAAATCTGCCACAATACCCATGTCAAAGGCTTGTGGCGTTGCGGGTTTTTGTTGTGGGTATCTTTGAAATGCTTTTCGTAAGTCTTCATACGTCCTAAATCTAGTATAGGATGGTTGAGTAAATACTTTTTCTTTATTATTTTTTCTCATTCTTTCAGGTCTATGAATCCACTTATTCCATATTGATCTTTTTTTTCTTCATAAGAGCCGTCTATCTCTAATTCAAAATCTCCCCACTCTAGTTGAGTAGATTCTCTTCCAGTAGGAAATATTTCTATTTGATTTGTGAGTATCTCAGTTAATATCATTGCTGTCTTATGTATAACTTTACTTGGGATAGGTTCAGCAGTATAGCCGTTCCATCCCTTTTCAAGTTCTTCATATCCATATAGTCTTATAAACAAATTAGGATTAAGAAAAATAGCTCCTATATGAGCTAACTTCTTATTCACTTTCTATTTCAATTTCTTTAGCATAAAGAACTGCACCATAAGAAACAGCGTTAACCGCAAAATATACATCCTTATAATCACGTATAGTAACTTTTTCTGGTCTAAAGAAATGCTCATCTATATAAGATTTCATAAAACTTATAGCTGCTTCTTTTGTGCTTTTATAACATAGTTCTTTAGTATGTATATCGTCTGGATCTCTCATTGTATCTGCTGAATTGTGTTCAGTATAAATTCTATATGCTTTCATTTTATTCCTCTTCTGGTTGTAGATGAGCAAATCTTTCATTCTTTGCTAATGGATTTTCATTAAACCCACTATAAACTTCTAACTCA